CAACCGCCCAAGAAGTCTAAACCTCCTGAATTCGTGCGCTGTCGAATCGAGGCTTGTACCGAGGAATCCCACTTCCATCCTGGGTTCCAACGGTTCAAAGATGAGGCGCAGGATGAAGACGAGGGGGGTGACGCCCTCTATCCTGGAGACGACTCCGACCGTGACTTCGCAAGTGACGAACAGACTGAAACTTCGCCCTCTGGGCACCCCTCTTCGGAGAGACAACAATCGTTGGACAGTCTGGACGAGTACTGCGTTGATCGGCTTGGAGCCGTGGAACGAGAGCTCAAGGAATACGACGTTGACGAGCATCTCGACGCCATCTCGACCGCATCCACCCCTCGTTGGGTGTCGATGAGCATGGCCGACATTTCCGACATCGGACACGATGACCCGATGCCTCTCCTCACCCCTCTCAAACCCATCACCATCGACGTCCCGGCAGTGGCACCTCCCGTCATTGCCGCCGCACCGGCTCCTCCCGCCCCTGGACCAGTTGCACCAATCATGGTTGCAGCGCCGCCAGTCGCGGTGGGGCCACCTGTGGCTGCCGTCATGGCACCTCCACCACCGGTGATCGCGCCACCTCCCGTCGGGGTGGTCGCAGTTGCAGGCCCACCCCCACCTCCCCTCCCACCCATCGCTGGCACTATCGCCAGCAAGGTCATCTTCATCGCCAAGGTGGACTCCCGCCCCGTGACACACGGGCATCGGAGTTTTTTCACCAAGGTGAAGGACGGCCTTCGAACTCGGGGGGCTGACGTGTCGTTTTGGGTGCGGTCTCTGTTCCATCCTACGGTCGTGGAGAGCCTGTACGCAGGGCAAGTCGCCGGTGATGGCGCAATCGTTTCCGACCTCACAAGGCTGACGGTCCGGCATATCTTTGGCGATAAAACACAGGCCAAGCGGAGTCGCAACGAGATGTTCATCTCTATCCTGGACAAGTTCTACGTTGGAGCTATCCAGGTGGACGTGTACACCGCTGTTGCGGACGCCGTACTCTTGGACACGGACACAGTGTTCAAGCGGCAAGTGCTTGATTCGTCTGGACAACCGTTCGCCACCCTGGATGGGTTCATCAGAAACTTCATCGCCAACAACCACCTTGTGCCAGCCGGCCACAGCCCGGTGATCATGCAGAACACTCTCTGCTACATCTATTGCACGATGGTGTTGTTGGCGGCGTATGGTTCTTTGGTGAAACCAACTCGGCAGTTGAGGCCGGAAAACGGCGAGGTGGCTCCCTCTGGAACTGGATCGACCACAGGGAGCCGTACCGCCGCCCGGTAACCTACCAAGTCCCGGAGCTGCCCTACCTCTTCAGGGAGGGCAGTTTCCGGGTCACCGCTGGTCAACAGTGGTGGAGCCATGACATGAAGCTCGACTTCGGATGCGGGGGGGGAGCCACGAAACCAGATGGGTCGTACCTTACGATCTACGGTTACTCCTTCTCCAACGATGGGATCACATATGGCATGTGCGACCGAACTGTCGCTCTTGCCTTGATGAATAGATACCTAAACTGTCGTCCTGGCGGTAACGCACGTGAGGTGCAATTGCGCAACAATCAGCGCAAATTCGTGACCGAGTCACGCGGGTTCCTCAAGCAGATCCGCGAACACTTGGAGCCACACTTCACAACGTATGCCGACAAGACAGTTGAGGCGGAAGTTCACCATGGTGATCCACACCCGAAGAAGGCACTTCGAGTTGCTGGCTGGTTGGAAGGACTGGAAAGCGGTATGAGCTCAACTCGCACGTGGGTTGGGAAAGTTAACGGAAAGTTGAAACGGGCCGAGACTGCCAAGGGTGGTGCACAGGGGGGACTCAAAGCCCCACGCATCATCGTTGACATGGGGGTTCTAGCGTCAC